AGGCCCAAGCGCAAGCACAACCCTGTCAAACCGTTCGTACCGCTTGTGATGGCTAAAGCCGCCAACGAGGGAGCCTAACATGGCATTGTCTAAGACCGAAAAGCTGGCACGAGTCCACGATGAGTCCATGAAACTGTTCAACTCCGTTCAGTCATCCATGCGCAACGAGCGCTTGCAGTGCCTCAAGGACCGAAGGTTTTACTCGGTGGCCGGCGCCCAGTGGGAAGGCAACCTCGGGGTTCAGTTCGAGAACAAGCCTAAGCTTGAGATCAACAAGGTGCACCTGGCTGTGATGCGCATCGTCTCCGAGCGCCGAAACAACCGCATCGACGTCCAGTTCATCTCGAAGGACGGCAACGACGCCGCGGACCTTGCCGAGACCTGTCAGGGTCTGTTTCGTGCCGACGAGCAGGACTCAAGCGCAGAGGAAGCCTACGACAACGCGTTTGAGGAAGCTGTGGGCGGCGGGTTCGGTGCTTTCAGGCTTCGGGCCGAGCTGGAGGAGGAGTACGACGACACCGATGGCCGGCAGCGGATCCGCATTGAGCCCATTGTTGATGCCGACTCCAGCGTGTTCTTTGACCTGGGCGCCAAGCGCATGGACAAGTCTGACGCCAAGCACTGCTGGGTGCTCAACGCTATGACCCACGAAGACTACCAGGATACGTGGGGCGAGTTGCCTGACGACAGGATGAGTTCCCACGGAACCTCGATGCAGAAGGTGGTCAGCCAGAGTTTCTTTGACTGGTCGACGCCAGACGTGATCTACGTGGCTGAATACTACCGCGTCGAAGAGTCGAAAGAGGGCGTGCAGATTTGGACAGACCTTGGTGGCAACGAGACAAGCTACGATCAGGAAGAGTTTGACGAGGAAGAGGGACTAGAGGCAGAACTCAAGGCCATCGGCTCGGTGCTCACTGAGACCAAGAAGCTCAGCCGGCGCCGGGTGCACAAGTACATCATGAACGGTTCCCGCGTGGTCGAGGACTGCGGGATCATAGCGGGGCAGCACATCCCGATTGTCCCGGTATACGGCAAGCGCTGGTTCGTTGACAACGTCGAGCGTTGCATGGGCCACGTGAGGCTGGCGACCGACGCACAGCGGCTGCTTAACATGCAGGTCTCCAAGCTTGCCGAGATCGCAGCCATTAGCTCCGTGCAAAAGCCTATCTTCACCGCAGAGCAAATGGCCGGGCACACCACAATGTGGTCTGAAGACAACATCCGCAACTATCCCTACCTGCTGATCAACTCCATAGCCAACCCCGACGGGTCGATTTCACCTGCGGGACCGGTGGGATACACCAAGAGCCCCGACGTGCCACCGGCTCTGGCGGCCATTGTACAGATGACCAACAACGACCTGCTTGAGGTTCTTGGCAACCAAGGGCAGGGAGACAAGATGGTTTCCAACATCGGTGAGAAGACCGCAATGCTGGCAGCCAACCGGGTGGACATGCAAACCTACATCTTCACCGACAACTTCGGGAAGGCGCTCAGGCGTGCCGGCCAGATTTGGCTCTCAATGGCCAAAGAGGTTTACGAGGAAGCGGGCCGTGAAATGAAGTCGCTGGACGGCTCCGGCGGTGTTTCGAGCATCAAGCTCAAGCAGCCCATGATGACCAACGGCATCCAAGTGAGCGCCAACGACCTAGAAGAGGCGAACTTCGACGTGGCCGTTAGCATAGGTCCGGCCTCCCAGTCACGCAAGCAGGCAGTCGTGCGTACCGTCACCGAGCTTCTACCAATGTTTGCGCAGGCTGATCCGCAGACCGCCCAGGTGCTTGGGATGTACGCGGTGCGCAACCTTGAGGGCGAAGGCATGCAGGACTTGCACGAGTGGATGCGCAAGAAACTTGTCGCTGCGGGCGTGATATCGCCTACCGACCAGGACAAGACCGACGCCCAAGGTAATCAGCCCCAGCCAGACCCACAGATGGTGGCTCAGGTTCAGGCGATGCAGGCGATGGCTGACCAGGCTACAGCGGACGCCTCTCTCAAGCGGGTGAAGATCCTGCAGGCCACAGCAGAAGCGCAGGCTACCGTGGCCGACTCCGAGAAGACCAAGGCCGAGACTATGGCTCTGATCCAGAACATGAAGACAGAAGAGCTGCACAGATTGCTGGGCATGATTGCTCAGCTAAGAAGCAACGGACAAATGGCATAAAGGGGGAATAATGCCACAACAGATTGAAGTGATCGAGGACGAAGTACTGCCCGTGGAGGCACAAGACAACCCGGTGGCCGATCAGCCGGAAATAAACGAAGGGGCACCGCCGGTCGAACCGCCACAGGTGACCATCAGCCTGGGAGATCCTGAAGAAGAACCCGAGGAAGACAAGGGCGGTACCGCGGCGATGCGCCAGATGCGGGAGCGCATCAAGGAGCTGAACAAGCTTGCCCGCGACCGTGACCGTCAGGTGCGAGAGCTTGAAGCGCGAATGGCTCCGGCCATGCCACAGATTGGACCCAAGCCGACGCTGGCTGAGGTTGGATATGACCCCGACATGTTCGAGGCAGCGGTGCTTGAGTGGCACGACAAAAAGCGCAAGGTAGACGAGTACGCCACGGTGGCCCAGCGCCAGCAGCAAATGGCGGCGCAGTCGTGGCAGGAGTCGGTGCAGAGGTATGCCAATGCCAAGGCGGCGCTTCCTGTTGAAGACTACGACGACGCAGAGGCCGTGGTGGACAACATCCTGAACGACGTGCAGCGGGGCATCATCGTCTCCGGAGCGACCAAGCCGGCCGAGCTGGTGTACGTGCTGGGGAAAAACCCCGATAGGGCCACCGAGCTGGCAAAGATTCAAGACCCCGTGAAGTTTGCCTTTGCGGTGGCACAACTGGAGGCGCAAGTGAAGACCACGGAGCGGAAGAAACCGGCACCCGAAGGAAGAATTGTAGGTACAGGTACCTCAGGAAGCAGTGACCGCAAGCTTGAGCAATTGCGGGCCGAGGCCGACAGGAGCGGAGACTACACCAAGGTGCGCCAGTACAAGAGCCAGATCAGGAGCAAGTGATCGGGTAGACTTTGTTTACAGGAAGCCGACCCCTGTAAACAAGGTCGTGAGTTTTTGTTTCTGAACGGCACCGTCGGCCCGCGACGAGAAGACAGTTTTGTGACCCCGTAGGGGTTACTGATTTTCCCTCGTAGAGGTGCCATCATGGCCAACAACTTTAGCAAGGAAGAGCGAGTCGCGTTTGAAAACCTGCTTCAAGGTTTCCAAGACGCCGAAGTCCTCGCCCGCGCTGCAGTAATTTTCAACTCCGACTCGACAGAGATGGAGCGCTCGAACAACATCATCTGGCGGCCCCAGCCCTACATTCTCCCGTCGTACACTGGTTCTGACCAGTCTGCGAACTTTCAGGATGCGGCTCAGCTCGCTGTTCCCGCCCAGCTTGGTTTCCGCAAAGCGGTGCCCTGGGCTCTCACCGACACTGAACTCCGCGATGCCCTGCAGGAAGGACGTCTTGGCGATGCCGCCAAGCAGCGTCTTGCCTCAGACATCAACGTCGCTCTCTTGGGCGCCGCCACCAACCTAGGATCTCTCGTGGTCAAGCGCACTGTCGCCGCCACCGGCTTTGATGACGTTGCCTTGTGCGACAGCATCATGAACGAGCAGGGCGTTCCCAGCTATGACCGCTACATTGCTTTGTCGTCTCGCGACTACAACAACATGGCGTCTAACCTTGGAGCTCGTGGAACCGTTCAGGGCAAGGTCCAGACGGCCTACGAAAAAGCGTACATCGGCAATGTGAGCGGCTTTGATGCGTTCAAGCTTGACTACTCCCTCCGCCTGGCTGCCGCCGGCGGTTCGAGCATCACGATGGACACACGCGACAGTGGTGCGAACTACTGGACGCCTAAGTCGTTCGCTGTCTCGACCACTGGCGAAACCGCCAACGTTGACAACCGCTTCCAGACCATCACTGTAAGCTCGACCACCTCGATGGCCGCCGGCGATGCGTTCACGATTGCAGCCGTCAACGCCGTGCATCACATCACCAAGCAGGACACCGGCCAACTCAAGACTTTCCGCGTCGTGAGTGTGCCATCGTCCACCACCTTGGTGATTACGCCCCCGATCATCTCCAACCAGGTGTCCACGCCCAGCGGTACCCAGTACCAGAACTGCGTTGTAAACACCAAGGCGAGCAACTCGGCGCTGGTGTTCCTCAACACCGTGTCTGCGGCCGCCAACGTGTTCTGGCAGAAAGATGCTCTCGAGCTTCTGCCTGGTCGCATCGCCGCCCAGCCTGATGCTGGTATGAACGTCATGCGCGGTAAGACCGACTCTGGGATTGAGGTTGTCATGCAGAAGCAGGCCGACATCAAGACCGGAAAGATTCTCTACCGGCTCGACACTCTGTTCGGAGTCGTGAACAAGCAGCCTGAGATGAGCGGGATCATCCTGTTCAGCCAAACCTAAGGAGTTCAGCATGGCACTTAACGTTGTCGCTCGCGGGGGTAAGACCCTCGTAACGCTTACTGCTGGTGCCGCGCTGGCCGTTCAATCGGCTGGCGTGGTTACCATCTCGTCCTACACTGCCTACGCGCAGGAGCCCGCTGTAACCGCGTGGCTGGCCAACTCGACCGCTGGTCAGGTGTACACCACCTCTACCTACTCGGCTGGCGCCACCCTTCAGATCGAGGCCCCGTATAACTACGAGGCCTATTACGAGGTGGGCACGGCTCCCATCGTGCAGTTCCTCACCGCTGATAGCGGCCAGATGAACACCGCTGCGGGTGCCGCTCAGGTGGTCAATGCCACCGCCACCCTGTCGGTCACCAACCTGATGGGCCAGATCATCACCTCGACCACTGCCTCGGCCGTGACCGCTACCCTGATGACCGGCACCGTTCTTGACGCCGGCGCGTCGTTCAACATCGGCGACTGGTTTGAGTTCAGCGTCGTCAACACGGGAGCTACCAACAGCTTCACGATTGCGGCGGCTACCGGTATCACAATCGTTGGAGCTGCAGCTGTGTCGAACTCCACGTCGGGGCGTTTCCGCATGGTGAAGACCGCCGCCAACACGTTCGTTCTGTACCGAGCTTCGTAAATAGCCGGGGGGTTTTGGCCCCCCGGTTTCTTCAGGAGTAAAAATGGATTTTCCGCGTTTTGTGTTTTACGTCCCCGGCCCCCGTCAGCACCAAGGATTCACCTATGACCACTACCTTGTGGAAGACCAGGACGAGTATAAGCTGGCTCTGGAAGAGGGATTCAGCGAAACAGTGGCCGAGGCTCGAATTGTGGCCGAAAGCCGAACGGCACCAAAGGCCGACCCGGTGAAGAAGTCAAAGAAGGAGTAGTCAGTGGGATACACCAAGCGGCAACTGATCGAGGATGCGTTCGACGAGATGGGCCTGCCGGCCTACGTCTTCGAGCTAACGCCTGAACAGTTGCAGACGGCTCTGCGCCGGCTGGACACCATGATGGCCGAGTGGGACCTTCGCGGTTTGCGCTTGGGGTTTCCGTTAGGTGGCCCGACGTCATCGGACATCTCAGCCGACACTGGGCTACCCTTGGGGGCCGTGCCAGCGGTGGTGACCAATCTGGCCATCCGATTGGCTCCGAGCCATGGCAAGACCGTTGCGCCTGAAACCAAAAGCGATGCGAGGATTTACCTCAACACGCTCATGACCTACGCCGCGTTTCCGAATGAGTACCAGTGGCAGAGCACGCTTCCTCTGGGAGCTGGCAACAAACCTTGGCGCTGGCTGCAGACCTTTGCAGCAAAGCCCCAGGCGAAAGACTTACCGACCCCAGTGGTTGGAATGACCTTTGATGGAGGCCCGCAGTGATCGGCACCTTAAGTTCCGCAGCCGCCGTATCAAGCGGTGA